TTCTTCGTGTGGGCCATCCGGGCGAAGCTGAATTCACCTTCGGCCTGTCGCCTTGCCTCGTCGGCAAGGGCTTTCAGGATTTCAGCCGGGTCGTTTGTGGTCAGGGTGATCTTCATTGGTTGCGCCCCATCCATTCGCCCATCGGGTCGGCCTGCAAGAAGCCCCGGTCGAAAGCGTCGCGCCGCTCGCCGGGTGGGAAGGGATTGATCTGGTGGCGCGGAATGGATCGCATCGCCGCAGCTTCCCCCATGCAATGAGCAAGGTAGATCAGATCGGACATTCCCATTTTGCGGAAGGCCCGCTTTTCGTGCCGGGGGTCGACGTAGCGTCCGTACATCAATTCCATTCGCGCTGTCGGTTTCTTCGTGGCCATCAGTTCCACTCCACTTTGGTGAATTCGATCTTGCCAAACTTGGCGAACATTTCGCTGCCCGCCCACACCCCTTCGGCCTGCCAGTCGGTGTTGTTCATGGCGTCGACCATGTTCGCAGCAATTTCACGAGCCGAATAGGTCGCGACCGATCCAAGCCCGGCTTCTTCGACACTGTCGCAGCCCAATTGCTCAATCGCGATCTCTTTCAGTTCGCTGTCAGGCAAATCTTCCACTTCGATTGAAAGCGTAAGCGTCATGGTGCGTTTCATTTTGTTTGATCCTTTTGATGTTTCCAAATGCAAAAGATTGGCGGGGCAGGCCGGGTGGAAATCCGGCCCGCTGAATCCGCAAATGATATGTGATTCGATTTCTGGAAATCTCTGCTCTTTGGCTACCGATTGATCAGGGCGCTCGCTTGGGCCTTTCCCTGATTCCTTTCGCGGTCGCTTGGACACTGCTCGCCGTCTGGATTTCCGTTCTTCTCCCGGCGCTGCTGATCGGCCTTTCCGGGGTTTTGGACCGCGCCCTTTTATCGGGGTATCTTGTCCTGCCTGAGCTTGGTCCGTTTTCGACTAATCGCGCGGCAGGCGCGGTGCAGAAAGCGGATGCCAATTCCGGGGCTGCTTGGGGGCCTTCTGATCCCTGTGCTTGGGGCGGGGTTTCCATGCCCGCCGTTCAGCGCAGTTAATATGGAATGTTACCGATTGGCGTGCAAGAGCTAAATTACGAAGTGTTCCTAAGAGCTTGCGGGGCCATTTTCGGCAGTCTGCCGGGATTTCCGGCCTACTGGCTTCCGGGGCCGCTTCAGGCGGGCCTGCGCCCCAAGATTTCAGGGTGGCGAAGCAGGGCCTTCAGGAGCCCGGTCCCTTCGGAATGGAAGTCGAGAATCTTCTGATCAGCGGTGCCCCGACAGATCAGATCGTAAATGAAGCAGGGCAGCAATTGACCCTTGCGCCACACCCGCGCTTCCGACTGGTCGCGGTCAATCGCACCGACCGGTGACTCGAAATAGAAAATGTAATTGGCGATCTGCAAATTCAGCACCATCGATCCGATTCGGGAATTGATGACCAGTCCTGTGAGCGATGGGTCACGCTTGAAGCGGCGCAGGATATCCTGCGTGTTTTTGGTGCCGCCCCATATCCACTCGGTCTTCACCTTCGCCTTCTTCATGGCGGCGCTGATCATTCGACCGCTGTGCGTGAAGTCATGGAAGACCACGAACTTCCGGTCTTCCGGCATTTCAGTCACCAAGTCGATCAACAGATCGAGCTTCGGATTTGACGGAAAGGTCAGCTCGGCTTTTTCGCCGGTCTCGTCATCCTTGGTACCAAGGAAGCCCGACGACAATTGCCGCATCCGCAGGAAGGCGTTCTCGGCTTTGGTCATGTCGCCCCGCGCCTGCCACAGAGCCTTCACCGCGTCTTCGTAATAGGATCGGGTGGACTTCGGCAATTCGACATGTCGCTTGATGGGCACCTTCTTCGGAAGCGTGATGCACTCACCGATGGAATAGGAAATCGAGCGGTGCCCGATGCACTCGGTCAGCTTGGGCCGCAGCTCTTCCTTGAATTTGTAGTCATACATTTTGAACCAGCCCTTTTTCTCATCGAAAAAGGCCGCGCGAAACAGGCCCAAGGTGTCGCCAAGGCTCTCGCCTTCATCGACTAGGAACTGCTGCGACCACATCATCGTAGGATCGCGTCCGAATGGTCGCCCCGCCAAGGGCCAGACAAACTTCGGACCATCTTCGGCCCGGATCATTGCCCGGCAGATTCGGTAGATCAGGGAATCTTGATTGCCGAGCTTGGTCGATTCATCGGGGATAATTGCATCAATCGTCGCACCGAACTTCTTCGCCCGGTAAATGTTATTGATCCTGCGGCGCTCCTTCTTGTGCCGCTTGGAAAACAGCCACATGGCCCCGTTGTAGGTGGCAAGGATCAATCCTTCGTCGAAGTCTTCAATCTGATCGCGCTTTTCATCGGTGCCGCCATTGCCGAGCGGCAGGAAGGGGATGTCGATTTCCCATTCTTCAATCTGGTCGACCCATGAGAAGACCCCGCTTTCAGATGGGATCAGCACTAAGCCCCGGCTGAACTGGTTGCGCTGCCAAAAGTAGTTCAGCAATTCCAGAATCACGCGGGTCTTGCCTGATCCCATTGCGGCCCAAAAGGCGAAGCGCGGGTAGGCAATCCCCAGCAGGATCATCACCTTCTGGTGAATGTCCAAGGGCTTGTCGCGACGCACCGCGTGGAGGCGAAGGTCACGAAGCTGTCGGTCCAGTTCCTTTTCGGGAATCTTCTTCAGCCACGAATGGTCATCATGCTTGCGAGCCAGGAATTCCTTGATCGCGAGGGGATGCAGCATCAGGTCAGATCGTCGATCTTTTGGATGAGATCGAATTCCCCAAGGAAGTAGGCCCCGCCCCGCCCCGCCCGCTTGGTGGTCTGCATTGGCGACCAACTGAGCGGGCCTTCAACCTTCACGATTTCAGGCTTCGCCCCTTCATGCTTGAACTTCGCCCAATACCATCCGGGATCGACTGGTCTTTCTGTGATCAATGCTTTGCTTCCCCTGCCTGCTGCTTCATCAGGTTTTCGTAGTCCGCTTTGACTTCCTTGTATGCGGTGGGCAGATGATCGCGCACCATTTCCTGTGCCCGTTTCAGCGTGCGGGCTTCATCCCAATTCCGCAGCACCGCAAAGGCGCACGCAGCCTTCAGGAATATTGCGGTGACCATTGTCAGGTGGTCAATAGGTTCCCCGCCCGCTTGGTGCATCATAATTTTACCATACAAGGCGCAATCGGAGCAGACTGCGTCCATCGTTTCCTTACTGATCATTCTTCGCCCTTCCCTGTGAGCTCTTTCAGGCTGCGCCAATAGTTTCCCGGCACCCAAGCTGAATCGCGACAGAATTGGCCGGTCTTGTAATTCTGTGCAATCAGAACCGCGAACTTGTCTTCTTCATTCCTTGCCTTATCGACATACAGCCGGGCCAATCCGGCAGCGTGCTCCGCGCGGGTCTGATTGTAAGTGATCAGAATGTCGGCGGTTTGCCCCATGCTGTAGTCTTCCCCGATATTCTGCCCGGTGATGAGCTTCGCGCTTTCCGCTTCGCGATGGGATTGGATCGGGAAGATGCCAGCAAGATTGCGCCGGATGAGCATTCCACGAAGTGCCTCAAAGTTTCCGCCGACCGCCAACCGGTATTCCTGATTGCGCGGCAGCTTCATCAGCTTTGGATAATCGATGATCAAAGCATCCGGGCTGAAGCCGTGGCTGAGTTCCAGTCCATCAAGGTAGGCTTCGACCTGATCGATGGACAGGGTGCTTGTCGGGAATTCCTTGACCACCAATTTGGACAGACGCGATCCGAAGCGGTCAAGCTTCGCCCCGATCTTTTCGTAGATGTCCTTGTCGGATAGGGAAAGGCGAGCGCGGGATCGCCGCTGCTTCAGAGCGACCACCCGTCCCTGATCATCCATCTCGAGATTGGCAACAGAAAAGCTCTCGTTGCGTTTCGAGATGGCGAACATGCGCTGCATGTAGCGGGGCACCAGCCGTTCTTCCGACATTTCCAAGCTGATGTGGACCACCTTCGCCTGTTGCTGAAGCAATCGGACAGCGGCCTCGATGCAGAACCAAGTCTTTCCCCCGCCCTTTGGGGCCATGAAGGCGAGCACTTCGCCCTGTGTCGGCCCCAAGCCAAGGCGGTCCAGTTCCTTGATGCCAAGCTTGTAGGACGTGCGCCGGGGATTGGTCAGCACGCGAAGCACCTGCTTCCGATCCCCAAGGAAGATACCGCTGTCGTTCGTGTCTTCCCGAAACTTCAGCGCGTCGTTCAGAATGGTGCGGACATTGGTGACGAGATCATCCCCGCCCCGCTTGTAGGCTTCGGCTGCATCAAGGACAGCGACCTTCAGGCTTTGCCGCTCTTGGAAATCCTGAACCCGAGACAGAACATATTCGGCATTCAGGTTCTGCGATTGCGCACTGATCCCCTGAAGCACCTGCTTGTAGACATGGTGTCGCTTCGATTTAGGATCGCCAAGGATATGGTCGAACAGATCGTCAAGGTGAGCAAGGCCGGGTGGCTTCTTGAATCGCTTGCGATAGCTGATCGCCCGCTTGGCGATATCATCGTAGGGTGGTTCGAATAATTCTACATCGATCTGATTGGCCGCAATCGCGCCCCGCCGATCATCGCAACAGATCAGCGTCAGGACGGATTCCTGAAGGGAAGTGGTAAGCTTATCTTCTGCCACGATCTGACTGTGCCTTTTCTTCGACAAGGTGATTCAGAAATCGGACGATGTCACGGTTGTCCTTTGGCACATCATCGTGCGTCTCGGTATCAAGGATGCGATTCCCGTTCACTAACTCAAAGCGGTCACGGCTCATCTTCTTCGGCCTTTCTTCGTCGGGTAAAAGGATGGATCGGAACAGCCCGGCCTGCACGTAGCCGGGGAATGCACGGTCAATGGCTTCAGGGATTAGATCGACACGTGACAACATGGTCGACGGATAAAAGATTTGTCGCTCGGTCAGCAGATCAGACAGGGCAATTGCCACAAGACGCATTAGCTGCGCCCTTGCCCGGCTGTCGCCTTCGGGTATCAGCTCGGCAAGGAAGGCTTGGGCTTCATCCCGCTTCTTCAGGTAGATCAGGTAGCGTTCGTTCTGCTGAATTGAATAACGCCAATTGCCGTTGACCTTACCGTGATTGATCAGGAAATCAGCCAAGCCATCGAACAGCCAATCATCGCCCTGCAATTTGGCAGGACGCTTCTTGCCCTTCCGCTTGTCCTTGGCGAACGCAATGAGCTCGTCCAGTTCAGCGGCAGACATCTTCCCCAATTGCTGAAGCAATTTTTCATCCATACTCTCAACATACGTTCGGTATTTCAGGATGGGCGGGGAACCGAATTTTCCGCAGCGAGCGTCGCGATTGTGCGAAGGCAGGCCCGCAGTTCCGCGCATTCCTTCCGGCATTCAAGGAACTTCATCGTCAGTTTGTTGTAGTCATCTGCCAAGTGTTTTTGCAGAAGGAATACACGGTAGTGGTCATCTGACTTCGCTCTGAGCTCGGCCTGCAGGCGCTCGATTTCATCAGCGGCCCACGCACAAACTGGATCGCCGGGGCTCATATCGGCACCGACAGTTCCTTGATCGCGCAGTTCTTTCAAAGTGGTCATTTCTTTTCTCCTTGCCATGCACCGGCTACAAATCCGGCTTCGTTCTTTACCCGATTGCGGGCAGCCCAATGCTCGGCAGGCTGAGAAATCACCCGCTCGATCTCTTGCTGCTCTGCTTGGTCGGCGCTGAAGCCTGCCGCATTCGCCAGCGCCATAAGACAAACCTGTGTGCCGCCAACTTCCTGCCTTAGATCGCCCACGGGCTTTGAGTAAACATACAGGATCAAATGGTGCAGCGCAGCGGGGTCGCACCCGGCTGCCTGTGCCGCTTCGATGGCTTCTTCGACCATTCGCAGGCCGCGCTGTTCGACGCTGGTCATGTGATCCTTGCCGAAGGCATCGATTCCCCAATCGACAACCTTTTGCTGCCGCAGATCGCGGACTGGAGTCATTGCCCTGATCTCATCGCTGGCTTTATTGAAATGGTCGTAGACCATGTCGTGGACCGCTTGCTCGATCTTGTCGGTCAAGCCACTTGTCAGGATGCCGGAAAACATGCTCGCGGCAGCATCCCACCCGGCTTTCCACCCGTCCTGTTTGGACTGGTGCTTTTTACCTTCATCGCGGGCCATTAAATCCCGCAGGGCAGCGTCTTCTTCTTCGCGGCACAAACCACAAGGCATATTGATGTACCCATGCTTGCAGTGGCCGGGGCTTTGCGTGGTCATCTCATCAGCCTTTCCAATTTAGACAGGCGAACCAATTCCGCACCAAAGGCATCACGCCAAGTGATC